GGAACCTTGCTGTTATTAGATCATCGCCTGTCATGGCTTTAACCTTGGATTCTGCCAGACACTGGTTTTCCTCTGTCTCGTTTGCGTTTACAAGCCTTGCGCCTGCGAGTCTGGCAACGTCGTTTGTAGGCTGATTCCCGCCGCCATCTCTCCCGCGCATTAAAGTTTCTGGTGGCGTTTCCATTGCGTATTCACCCAAGAGAGCCGCTAGTAATGTAGAAAAAACAGACTTACCGTTTTTACCACTGCCCCACATTATGAATAAGACCTGTTCTCTTGTCATACCTGTCAAACTATAGCCTATTGCAAGCTGAAGATACTCAACTACCAGCGGATCAGGAATAATATCTGACAGGAAACTATTCCACAAGGGGCATTTTGCGTCCTTATCATATTTAATCTTGCTGATTCTGGTAATCATATCAGCGGGGTTGTGTGGCTGCAGCTCTCCGGTTTTTAGATTTACAGTGCCATTATCGACGTTAAACAGCCAAGAATCGTTATCAAAATCAGATGTTTTTGTCAAAACCTTTGGCATACATGCAGCCATTTCAAGACTTGACCGCATGGTTCGCGATGCTTCAGACTTTTTAGCCCAATCAATCAAAGCCTTAGTCAGCTCTGCATCGTTTTCGGCGTAACTGGCCTCGACTTCTGCATACAGATTTTTAACCACAAGGTCATGGTATAAATGCCTTACGATTGATTCTTCAGGAACCCAATACCGGCCCTCCCAAGCATACCAGCCGCGAGAGTTCGAGTATTTAATCTTGCCATCTGCGCCAGAGATTAAGCGCTCTGCGTTGCCAAGGTCTGTTGATTTTGAGGGGTTATAAATGTCTCTGAGCGTGAGCTGTTTAACTCCCGGCAGGGCTTCGGTTGACCGCATCGCATCAACCTTATTGCGAATGACTTCCTCTTTGCGGCGCTTATTTTCTTTGCGTTCAAGGCGCTTTTCTGCCAAGTTACCGATTGATTTTTTTGAATAATCCTTTGCATGCTTGATTTTATCCCTGAGTTGTCTTTCATCCCACGGCGGGGAGCAACGCTGATTCCATTCGGCTAAAAGATAAAGCGCTGAGTCTTCGTCAAGACCGAAGTCGTTAACCAACATGCAAGCGGTTCTGAATAAAGAGTTTTTCGAGTTCAGACCAAAATTCAAGATTTGGATCAGAACCAACCACCGCCCGAAGATCAAAGGCGTTGATACTGGCATCTGGCGCAGGGTGAAGCTAATACCATTCGAAGTTTGTATTCCAGAAGAAAAACGGGATTTTGGGATAACGGATAAGCTTATTGCCGAGCTACCAGGCATTCTGAATTGGGCGATTGAAGGCTGCATGCTCTGGCAGAACGTAGGGCTCAAAGCCCCGCCCGCCGTAGATATGGCAACGGAGGATTATAAAAACTCACAGGATTTGATAGGAATCTTCCTAACAGAAACTTGCGTGATTTGCCCTCAGAAAACCAGCGGCTTCGTTAAGGCAAGGGATTTGTATAAAGCATACTGTGACTGGTGTGAGGATGCAGGGGAACGGCCAATGCCACACCGGGTGTTAAGTATTAAGCTATCAGAACGCGGATTTAAGAAACGCCGATCACTCAAAGCCGGTCTCATAGTCTGGGATGGTCTCAGACTCGCGGGAGATCTGGAAGCGCATCAACAACAATTATACGGAGGACAGAACGAACAATGAACACCGATAAACAAGATGAAATAATCCGAACCGCCCTTCGGCACTACGGAGACCGCCACCAGATACTAAAAACGGCTGAGGAAGCATCAGAATTAAGCGCGGCAATCATGCGGTATGTGTCGCCTGATTTTACCGGCAAGAATCCCTTACCTGGCCTGATTGAAGAACTGGCAGACGTTGAGATTATGTGCAAGCAAATGCGACTGATATTCGGCAACCAGATGGTTGATGAAATGGTGAGGCAGAAACTTGCGCGGCTCGAGAAGCGGATGGGGGAGAAGTGAGCCAGAGAGTAAGCGTAATCGCCAAAAAATGGCTAGAAAAATACGATGAAATCTCTATAACATTTTATAGCGCTGGCGTAACCGATGAGATTTTTAACGAGGCATGGCCGGGAACAAAGGCACATCCGCTTGACAAGGCCAGCTCGGTATTGAATGCCTTGGACAGAGAATCCAAGAGGCAAAATTCTCTATTTGCCAAGGCGCATTGTAATGTTTGGGGCCGAATGATCAGGGTTTTTACTCTGAAAACTGACAACCCCACCAAGTAACACTTAATAACACCCGAAACCCTGAGCACGCGTTAAAATAAACCTTGACGCGTGCTCATTTTTTGCGTATAATCTACATACGATTTACGCATAACAACCGAGGAGTAAAATGAAAAAACGAATAAACTTCACCATCAGCGACCGTGATAACGAATATCTGCACAAGGTAATGCAGCGCCTCCAAATATGCAAATCTGAGGCAATCAGCCGGATAATCGAGGCACACAGGAGCAGCAAGAAAAATGATGTGCCAAAACAAGGAGGAATTTAAAATAAAGATCAGGGCGGCAATTTGGAATTGGTTAGATAGGCTGGCGTCGAGAATGGATAGAAGGTATGCCCGGATGGGTGTGCCGAAGCGGAAAGTCAGAAGGAGAGTGCATAAGTGATTATAATTGTGAAATCCCCAACGGCAGACAGCCGGACATGTGACGCCGCGAGCGTTTCAATCGAAAAATTGATAGACTCCACCATATCGCACAAATTTGATGTTGCAAATGCAATGCAAAAGTTTTCGTCTATGATTCAGCGAGCAGCATCTACGCACGATAACCATAAACTCGAAACAATGGACTGCTTTTACAAGGCGTTTATCGGTAAGTTTACTGACGAAACGTGGTGGAATGAACACAAAAAAGAACGTCACCATTTGCCCGCTGATCTTGACGATATGAATCTAATTGATATTCTTGAGCATATTTCTGATTGTGTGGCTGCCGGAATGGCTAGGACAGGCAAGGTAAGCCCACTGGAAATAAGCAACGAAATGCTTCAAAAAGCATTCCAAAATACTGTTGATCTCTTGGTTAAAGATTGCCAAGTTGAAGATTAACCGCTAGAAAATGTGTGCAGAAATGAAACTCCCCACCATCCCAAAATCACACCCGCTCTTGTCTTATAGCTACCAAGTAATGTTACGAGATTGTAGGGGCGCTGTGTTGAAGGAATTGAGGCGGTTGAGGAAGGTTAAGAAGTTGAAGTCTGATTTGAAGTTGAAGGAGTAGAAGTGATGAGCGATACCCCAAGAAAACAGTATTTACCAAGAACAGAGGCGCTTTTCACGGAATTTATCATGTTATCGCCCACGCCAAGGCAGATCATGGATAAATTCAACGTCATGGAGGCTGAGTTTGAGGTGGCAAGGGCTGAGATTGAAAGGCTCAGGCAAGAGCGAACTATTGCCGGTATTCACGCCCATTGCGAGATGGAAGAAAATGACAATGATTACGTTTTGCAGCGCAATGAGCTTGAGGCGGCTAAGGCTGAGATTGAAAGGCTGAAAGATTGTATTTGTTACGCTAATAAAACCGAACAAAGCTGTGATTATCCGAAGCTGGCCGAGCGTGACTCGCTGATTAAGCAGATGCTTGGCACTCTGCAATGCTGCCGAGATAAGTTTTCCGAGTATGTGAAAATTCACAAGGCAAAAATACCAGAGTTTCAGCCAGCTGTCTTCCCGAGCATGTTTGCAGACGCCGAAGAGAAGGTAAAACGCAATCAGGATATGGTTGACTTGTGCGATGCCGCAATCGAAGCGGCGAAAGGCGGGAAGTGATGACCAGAACCAAAATTCAAGGTGCAATAAACAAGCTGAAGATCATCGAGAGTCTGATAATGAAAAACGATCCTGACGAAAAACTGGCGTGGGTTTCTGAGGTCTATTCTCTTGCAGATAATGCAACCGTTTTACTGAAAGATGCTCAGACGGATATTGATGCCATAAAGGAGGCGGTGGAGAGGTTATGAATATCTCAATGAGCGTAAGAATAATCCCAAACACCTGCGATGATTGCTGGAATTGCAGGCCGTCCAACAAACCAGAATTTACCATGTTTTGCATCAAGCGCAAAATATATAAAAAGAACTACAGGCGCTGTAAGCTTTGGATTGATGCAGATAAGAAATATGAAGCTGACAAATCTTGGTTGCAAGCGATAAATATCAAAGATTTAACAGAGGCATTCAGGCGTGGGCGACAAAACGAACGATACCGGATCTTAAAACAGCAGGTGAATCCATGAAACTAATCAGCGTGCAGAGCCGGGGAAATAGATTGGTCAGAATTGAGTTGCTTGATAGTAGGTTTTTCCCATCGAGGGCTTATCTTTATCAATTAAAAAAGAGAGATTTTAAAAGATGGAAGCGCAGAGCGTATGCAATAACAATGCTTAAACATGAATCAACGGCACTTAAAGCCGCCGAAACATGGCTGGAGGGCGCGACGATATGAGCAGCAAGCGCCACATCAGGAAAAAATCATGTGACGGGAAACGGAGGCACGATTCAAGGAGTGAAGCCATTGACCATAAAATGCAGATGGTCAAAGGAGGTGGTTCGGTTGGCGAATTGTGGGTATATCAATGCCAGTTCTGCGGTAAATGGCACGTTGGACACCCACCGGCGAAGTTGAAGGCGAAGCAGAAGTTTTATACTGAGAATAAATGAAGGAGTATATAAGTGAAAAACGGAGCATCAATCAAGATAAATGTTGAAGGGTTAGAAAAGGTGGAACGCCTTGAAAATATTTACAAGGCTAAACGCCGGGAACGAATTGCAACAGCCATAATACAAGGTTTGCTTAGTAATTCATCAGTAAAATGCAGCGATGACGCTTTGATAGCACAGGCAGCCATTATTGGGTGTAAGGTATGTATTGCGTTTACTGACGCGCTAATTGCCGAACTGGACAGGGAGCCGAAGCCATGAAACAAGTCTCACCGAACGTTTACGAGCACGAAGGAATCAAAGCCGAAGCAGTAGTAAGGCAGTCCGGCAGACCATGCAACGGTTGCCCGTTCGACCAATATAGCCGCCCCTGCCCTCTGCCCGAAAAAACCTGCACACCGATAATTGGCGCTGACAGAGTTTTCAGAAAATACAAGGAGCCGAAAACAGTGAATAAAGTTAAATTGAGTGATGTGAAATTTTCAGTGATAGTGCTGGATTCCAAAAGAAGTGCAATTCTTCAAAAAGCAATCTTCGCAGCAGGTGGGAGCTGGTCGAGCGGTGGACAAGAGGTTAGATTAACAGAAAAAATGGTATTAACGCTTTTTTGCAGCGAAATTACGGCCAGAAATGATTTGCATAGTAATGTTTCAGAATTAACACTCCAACAGGCCCTCGACTTACTCGCAACGGTCGAAAAACCAGAGCCGGTGTTTGATATTAAACCGTTTGATAGAGTGCTTGTAAATCAAAGAGGCAAGCGCTGGTCAGCCGATCTGTTTTCACACCTTAACGACGATACTATTATCTGCGCCGGAACGATTAGCGCTCGGATAGTAAGATACGAAGGCAACGAATCAATAATAGGCGTTATTTGCCAGCCCTCAGGCTGGTGGGAAGTTCGCAACGGCAAACCAGTATGGATAACAAAATGAGACTTAACCCACTATCAACGCAACCGCCGTTCTGGTCCAAGGTGCTAAGCAAAACCCCAAGAACGCAAGCAGGCAGGCAAGACAGGATATTGAAAGTCTTGAGCCACTACAAGGCGTTTATGACCGTTTCAACGATTGCAGAGCATACAGTAGACGCAGCGCATGCCATAGAGATTGAAATGGCAAATCTGGTTGAGTATGAAGTAGTAGTAGTCGATAAGTTCAAACGCGGTGCAGGCGTTCCGGCTTGCAATGCTTATAAAATCGCCTGAGTGCATCCAATAGTATATATACGGTTTCAGTCTCGCGTTTATTTTATTTCACAATCTCACAGATGCAGTGTGCCAGCGGCTTACTTTTGAGCTATATACTATTCTGGCCCTTGTGAAAACATACTGATCTGACCTGAAAACAAAAACCCCGCCGAGTATAAGGCGGGGTTTTTTGCGGGTAGTCAGGCCGCTATTGTCGCTAAGGAGTCAGAAATGCGTAGAGATAAATATATCAGATGGCTTTGCAGTTGTCAACAGCCACAATCACCACAGCGCTTACGGTTTCCGAGATCCCAAACATGCCCGCCACACAAACTACAGATTTCAAGACCCGGATTCTTGCGCCGCCGTTCTTCTATTATTTGCCCTCTGTCGCTCAATGTCTGCGGCAACTTCAAGCAATCTGAGTTGTTTTTCGTGTCTATCTGCAATGTCTTTAACGGTTTTGAGTGCTTCGTCAAGGGTAATGCCGCCTAACGTTAGAATTTTAATGCTTTCCACCTGTTTTCCCCAAACATATTAACAAACAGTTTTTTACCTGGGCAAGTTTTCGGCGGTTTCGACCATGCTTCACAGTGACCGTAAATATGCTTGGTGTCGATACCGTATTTCTCGCACAAGTCAGCAATCAGCCTTGCAATGTTATCCATAGCAACGCGTGACGGTTCTTCGGTGTCATAGTTCCCGATCAGGCAGATACCGATCATGCCCGTATTCCCAAAAACACGAGAAACGCCTTTGGGTGGAGTGCCGCCACAGTGAGCGCCTTGAACATCAACCGGCCTGCCTTCGTAGCAGTCTTGACCGTCCGGGCTGATGATGAAGTGGTAAGCAATGTCAGAGAATTTTCTGATTGCGGTATGGTTTCCCAAGATCGACCGGACTGTTTGAATACCTTTCCATTGCGCCGTAGTTGGAGTGGCGCTGTGATGCAGGCAGATGCCAGAGGGTTTGTGCTTGGAGTATTTCGGCTTAATGCTTGAATTATCCCAATCGGAGCGCTTAATCAGGTTCATGGCATTATTCCCTTTGCCCGGAAATAAGCCACAGCAACAACGCCACAGAACGCGCCCAACGTTGACACCATCGTTCCAACAACGCCAAACAGAGCCACCCACAGAGCCGGGTTAGTTTGAGCTTTTTTAACTTCTTTCATTTCGTCCTCCAATCTTTCGATTCTCGTCGTATGGTCAGCGTGATACGGGCATTGCTCGGCCATCTATTACCCCCAGAGCGTAAACAGGATTATTCGTTTTTCGTAACGTGAATGACACAATTCGGCCAGCCAGCCTTAACGTATGACCGCATCTCAGCAGCGCAAACCACATGAGGCGGCTGCCCGTCCCCCCAATGGCAAATGTGATTGCCAACAGCATCAAGGCCACCCCACACAATCCAGTGTTGTGCAAGAGTGGCCCCGAGTTGGAACGGTAATTTTGATTTATAGTCGTGAACCAGAACAAGGACTTTACCGGCTGGCAGAGTGCCGCTGTTGAGCTGGTCAAAGTCGATAGAATCATCAGTCGAGAATCCCAAAGATTTAATAGCCCTGATTGCGTTCAGAGGGTTTGCGAGTAGTGGCGATTCAAGGAAGAATATCAAATTCCAGTGCCAGCAGGCGCGGTATGCTTGCTCATAGGTTATGCCGCAAAGGGTTGCGATTGCAGCCACCAAGCAATCGCGAGCCTCACGCATTGAAACGTATTTCTCGCCGATCTGGTCTGCCGTTGGTGGCCTTGGAGCGCCGAGGAAATACCAGAGTTGCAGAAGAAATTTTTTCAGGATGTTCATATAAGTTCCCGGTCCCCGTTCTCGTTAAACGTCACCAGTCGGCATCCATGCCATTCAGGTTTTTCACAAAAACGAGCTTCGATCATTTTAAGATTCTCGTCAAACGAGCCTACGCGATGCAGATAACGATAATACGGCACACAGCAATCGCCAGCCATTGTGCCGCCGCCGTGTTTGCAATGATACATTCCAGGCCATAATTGCACCCAGTACGGGCAATCTCCGTGCGGCTTTTTCTCGATGGTCATATAGCATGAACACTTGGCAAGCCCGCCGATCTCGTAAAACATTGGCCTGACTTGCTGGATATCAAAGCCGAATGGTCTATTATCTGGCTTCATATAGTTCTTAACAGCGTCCTTCACCACTTCACCTCCAGCCCTGCGGCCCATTCTTTGACATTATCGGGATTGATTCCACTCCACGCGGTTACATCTTTGGTCAGCCGCGTGAAGTAGACCGGAAAACTCAAGTCGCCAGATCGTCCGGCCCGATGGAAGGGTTTGCGGTTATCGTTTCAACCTTAGCTTTAATGCTTAGATACCACGCAGCAAGTTCCTTAATAGCTCTAATGCGGTCAGCTGCAAATAGGCGCTCAAACTTCTGAATTTGTTCCAAGTATTCTTCAAGTTTTGCCGCTGGTCCAGTTGGGTTTACCTTGGCTCTCATATCTACGCCTTTATGAATCAGCGCGTAGAAAGCGTCTGTGCCCGGCTTAATTGAGTCCCACATATCAACTTGCGGTCTTGCCGCCAGGTAATCAACGAAGCGTTTTAAGAAGTAAGCGCCGATAAACAGCACTGCGAGAATGACCATCTGGTTTTTGCTCAGAAAGTCGGAGAGTGTGGAGAAAATTGCTTGAAATTTGTCTGCGTAATACATTGGTTATTCCTTATACCAAATCAAGATTGTGAAGGGCTTATTTAGGATATTAGCGGATGTTGCGGCCTTGTTTGCTACGTAGAAATTAGTTGCGTCATAATAGGTGCTATATTCATATCCGACGAAATCTGTGAATCCCTCCGGGATGCCTGAATCTGCTTGATACGCGACAGTTGTGGTGAAAGATATAATTTTACTACCAGTTAATCCATGTGCAACTGTAACAGCATCGTCTTGTGCCGCGCCCGTAGTTCCCGTCAACACCTTGCATTTCAGCCCCGTAGCAGCATCGCCGAGCTTGGTGAACCCATCCACCTGCAACTTGTTCGCGCCGTCGTCAGTTGATGTGGCGATTAGCACGTTGCCGCCAAAGCTAGAAGTGCCATCAACCCTAAGAGTGCCCGAAGCGTAAACATTGCCGGTAATCTCGGCCCATGCGGCCTTGACCTTGCCGGATAGCGTTAGCGAAACGCCTTCTTTGCTGCCGTCAATGCGCAACGCCCCCGGGTCAAACGGCGTATCAGATTGCATCCGAGCCGAAGCGCAAGCGACAAGCAGAACGAAAATAAGCGTTAATAGTTTTTTCATATTAGAAACCGTCCTGGTAGACGATAGCCGTTACAGCGGTTGCAGACACCACGGAAAGCACTTTTGCCGAATTGAGTTTTACGCCTTTCGAGCCGTAAGGGTAAACCGGGATTGATAAGCCCACGGCAGCCGATGCAGCAGAAGCGTCGAAGCTGATCCACAGCGTTTCGGTTGCCGAAGTATTAACCACAGTAATTGATTCACGGTCTGCAATGCTCGCCACATTCTGAGCTGATGCGGTTGATGATACAACGGCAGTTCCATTTGCATCAGGCACAGCCGCAGAAAATTCCGCATCAGATACCATCTTACCATCACCACTGACAGCAATAGGCCGCCACGTATTAGACGCCAAATCATAGCCAAGCATTGCGCTGCCCGGCCGTTGAACTTCTGTATAGTCCGGCCACGCGCAAAGCATCGCCGAAACCATAACCAGAGCAAGAGTCATCAAAATTCGCTTCATTACATTTACTCCTTAGAATTTAAATCACACTATGAATATACAGCACTTGGCCGCGGACCAGCAACTGACAATTATTTCTTGTTTGTTCGGCAAAATCCTTTGATTATAAGCAGCATTAGCAAGATCCCAATCATAAACGCCACATATGGCGATAAATCAATCGGTTGCGCCTGCTCTGGCATTGTCCACGGTTGAGCGATAGCCGCATAGCTGGCATTGTCAACGGCGATTGCCTGCAAAGACGCTTGTAAGTTCAGTTTTGGTTCAGCAGGCTTAAGGTCTTTAACGGCCTGTATCAGTTCTTTTGCTTGCGGGTTGTCGGTTAATGTTCGGTAGTTTATCAATTTGTCACCGTCCAGTTTTTGGCGGTTGCAATTGTCTGATTGCATGTTGCGGCGCCGGGATTGCCTGTGATAGTTATTGCCAACGGCGTAAGACTTGTGCGGTCTGCGAGATCGACAAAAAGAGCATTCAGTGCCGCTGCGTCGAGGCTGTTGCTTGCCACCGAAAACGCCACATTAATAAGAGGCATTCTGAGCGACAATAGACGGCAATTCAAAAAAGCATTTGTGAGCGTAGAGCATTTTGATGCATTGTCTAGTGTCAGCCGCTTTATTCCCGCCGAACCGTTCAGAAAAGAAGTTCCATCCCATGCGCTGACCGTATTCATGGCAAGTGTTAATTGATTGATAAATAATCCGGCGCTGCTGAATGAAAAGCCAACATATAACGCTTTTGATAGGTCGACAGTAAAAGAATTTACAGTCAAGAAACCATTTCTAAGAATATCTCGCCCTTCCGTCATATTTTTCGCGTTAATTACTACTTGTTTTAGGTTGTTGGCTATCAGTCCTGTGTTTGAGCCAAAAAACGACCATGCGCCAGAGCCTACAAATTCAACGATCTCACACATTGGTAAATATCTAAGCCTCGACGTTGCGCCAGTTAAGAGCATTGCGGCGCGAACTTCAAGGATATTGTTCGGGTTGCTAAGAGCATCATATGTATCTATTAGCGTTATCGACTGCCCTGTCTGCGGCCTTATTGTGATTAGTGCAGTCTTATAACCGCGCTCGTTCGTTGTTGCCACCAAATTAGCCGGGTTGTAGATGTGCGTTATTTTGGTGTTATCTGCCACATTATCAGTATTACCATCGCCCCAAGTTATTGTGGTAGCGCCTCGAACTGTGACGGTGACAGGGTTGTATATTGTGTCTGTGAATACAGCGGCAAGCATGTATATTACCTGTTCTGTCGGCTCTCCCATAGCATCGACGGCAATCGCTGGTAAGTCAGGCCAGAACGACGGACGGGTATAATTATCGCCAATCAAAGGTATTTTTTCGTCATACCCGGACGGCTTAACCCCCGTCATATCAACGCCCTTGCCAACGATCGCGGCTTTAATCGCCGTATAATTGCTATCGACAAGCGCAATGTCGTCTGCAACCGTTGCGCCGCCTGATTCTTCATTAACAGCAACTAATGCCGCCTGAATAACCGCTAAGTCGGCGCTGACAACATGCTTTGCAGTATTAGCAACCGTAATAACCGTTTTTTTCGGAAATGATACCGTGATTATTTGCATTATGGCACCACCGGGATTTCACGGCTGATCTGCTCGGTGATCTGGACGTAAAACTCATCTGTGCTTGACTCGTCACTCTTGTCGTAAATATTGCATTTGAGCAATTCAAGCGGCCATTCGGCGGTTGAGGTGGCACAAGTTAGGAGATATTGCCCCGGTGTAGCGTCAGAAGCTACCACTAATTCAGCCAGCATGGATTTATCAGGCCGGTAAAGCTGCGCCACAAGATCGGTGGCTGTTAATACTAGAGGTTCCCCGTCATCATCTACCATTCCCACCGTTTTTGCAAACGCATCGCCGCGCCTTGATTCAGTTGTTATCGTCATTTCTGCACCTCACACATTGTTAGTATGTTCATACCAGTCAAGCTCCCAATTTATGTTTGTTGCCAATACGTTGCCCTCAACGATCCGCAATAAGTAGGCGGTATTCGCCTTCAATACTATTTCTGTGTTTTCGCGAAAGCCGCCGCCAGAAGTCCTGCCACTACCTACCGACTTCTGTGTTATTAGCAACCCGGTGGTTGTGATAACAGGATCATTATAAACAAGCGTGGTATTGTTGTCTGTAAAATTCCTGTTACGGTTTCTTGCACCGTCAAGTGTGCCTGCTGATGAGTATGTAGGAGCTTCAAAGAACTGACCGACAACCGCCGCGTCATTCGCTTCGTAACCATAAAGCATATGTGCCAGCCTGCTCGTGTTTGGCGTGATTATGAGAATATTCTTAGTGCCATTCTTAGCCAATGAAGCGGTATTTCTTACAATATAATGATTGCCGCTATGGACTTCAGAATGTGCATAATCAACAATCTCAACCGCACCTGTTCCGGCATCGGCGTTAGATATAGTAACTTTTGCAAAATAACTCATCAGATTATCCTCCATTTTACGCCATCAGAATAAACCGTCATCGCTGAATCCGTGGGTATTGATTGCGATGTTTCGCCCTGTATTGTTTGCCCTGCTTGCGGCTCGACTGTTATAGCGGCTGTGTGTGCATTGTCTATCGTGAACTGTCTACCCTTGAATAGCGTGGCATCAGGCAAGGTAATAGTTGCCAGCGCTGTGACCTGGATTATGTTGTCAGTAGTTAAAACGTCATAATCTGCGTCTGCTTCAATGACGGCTGCGCCTCTGGCTACGTATTCTTGGAAAGCCTTTAACAAAACTTCCGGCAAGTGTCGATACCACATCATACCATCAGACAAGTCCGGGAACTGCGCCGCATACTGCGCTGGGTCGATACTGTAAAATGATTTATCATTTGCAAAACCTGCCGTTTCAGCTGGCGTGATCTGAAGAACGTCAAGCGATAGAACAGCCTCTAATGCATCGGCAGGAGTATCAATGGTAAATCCTGTATCGGCTATCACTCCGGGCGCAAGAGTGGCCGGCAAATTAGCTACAATGGCAACGGTCATAGACGCCAGATGGTGTGTGCTTCTCTCAACCCTTAGTTCGGTCGGAGAGTAGAAAGCGTCTTTTGCAGTATCATCGCCATAGCCAAAGGGCACTTTATCGACACCGTTAAAAGCCGCAGCAAACGTGTTTACAAGAATCGCACTCTGCTTCTCGCTGCTTGCTGAATTCAGAATACTGATACCGGCGCTCTCATAACCGTGAGCCTTTGCGTCAACCTCTGTCCAGTCGTTAATATCAGTATTATCCGGAATAAGCACCCATTCAAGCCCGATAAAATCAGGCGGTGTGCCGTAAGGCGTTTCAAATTCGAGAGTAACAGTTTTCAGGCTGGTATTATTGCCGGAAAGATGTTTATTTTCGTCATAAGTCAATGGATTTAATACTGGCACGCTTACGAGTGTTTCATCGGCTAACCTGATTTCAAGCCAGTAGGAGTTGTCAAATAATAACTGTGTCTCAACATCAAGAGTTATTGTCGTTTCATCGACTGCATTAACAACGCCATGTTGTAAAGCCATAATTCGGACTGTTGAAAAATCAGCGGGAACGGCTGACAAATCGGGCGAAACGGGAATGGTATTTATTATTCCAGATAATGCCCCGGCGTTGCGTCTGATAATATTGCCGCCGATGGTGACATAGACATAATAATTATCGGCGGGAAGCGTTATAACCGATACTCTGAGGCTGCTAACAGTAGACAACGCCTCGTTAATGAGAGCCTGTTTGTCGAATTTATAGGTTTTTGAAGTTTCGCCGTCAAAGCAAACTGATACCGGGTAATCGCCTTCTCCGCTGGTATCCATTTCGTTACCGTAAAGAAAGTTATACCCAAGTTCAAAATCATTTTTAATTTTGTGGAATGTTACGGACGGTTGTAGATTCTGTGCAATTCCGAGTTCTGCAAAGCGGTCTCTAGTAAATGGCATATTAGCAATCTCGCCACTACCATCACCATTTATTGTCAGCCCACGTTCACCGCTGAGCTCTATTCCTGCAATAATCTTTGGCATCCCGCCAGTGCCAGAATCCAAAGCAATGTAATTATCGCCATCAGTTGCCGACATTCCGTCAGCGGTCAAATTAAACCCTGCAAACGTGCCTGTGCCGTCAGGGTTCATCAAGACTATTGCAGTTGCCGGGTTGTCGGTTCCAATCCAAAACGCAGTATCTTCATCGCCCAACCAAACATAATCAGACAGCTTGCCATATAGGGTGAAATGAACCGAAGGAGAAGCCATGCTGACATTCCCCCATGTATCAAAAGTTTTCGCCCAGTAATACAGCTCAGTTCCAAAACCCACGTCAACAGTATCTTGAAATACTGCCGTTGCAGTTGTTAGGGTTGTTTTACTCGCAATTCTTCCGGCTTCTGTCGCTGTGCCGAACGTGTCAACGGTATTCCTGTAGACAATAAACCCGGCAACGTCACCAGGTGCATCGGCAAGCAAAACGCCGACCGCTACGTTTTTCATGTAGTTCGAGATCCTGAAAATAACCGGGGCGGCTGGTGCAATCTCATCACCGGCAGGAGTTATGGTTGCCAGTGTTGCCGTGGCAATTGCAAAACGGTTGTAAGCGTAAAACCGTAGAGTATACAGCACACCAACCTTGACCGGGCCATAAGATAATGATGGGGTTCTGTTACTTTGAACCGGATACCATGCGGTAGGCGTTTCGCCCTCTCCAATTTCGACTAGAACATTGGTAGCAAGTGCCGGTATTGTAAACGTGCCAGTTATGAAAACTAATCCAGTGCCGTCACCCTGCAAAACAATTTCAGAATCAAGAACAACATCTGTAACCGCCTCAAGAGTCGGACTGCCTAGCGTAACGGTGACTTCTTCAGGAGTTCCCGCATTGCCGTTACCGTCCAATGGTAAAACAATTACCGTGTAAGTTCCCGGCGGGAGATCTATTTCAGCGGTGCTGTTGTCTGCGTTCAAAAATCCCTGCGGTTTGCCGTCAACATAAACCGTTGCTGTCTGGTAGTCCTTATCCTGTGGCACAATCCACGCAACGTGAAGCCGTCCGTTTTCAGCATCAGGATTAACAGTTAGAGAAGTTAATGACGCGCCGATAGCCGTGTAATCAATAACTGGAAAATTTGTATCTTCAGTAAAAACGCCTTCAATATATTCGATCAGCTCTATTGTTGCGTCAAGATCATTCGACCGGCGAATACTGGTAATAGTAAATGGTTTTGTTTCAAGACTCTGAACACCGAAACTATACACCGCAAAACGATCAGGAGCCGTAGCCCATGGCGTGACAGTAAATGCAAGAGTAGTTGTTGTGGTCGAAACCAAAACAGCGTTTACGGTGCGTCTGACAAGCGTATTGTCAGGGTATCTCACAAGCAGACTATAAGCCGTGCCGGGAACCATTGAGACTTCTTGATCTATGACGACGCTGGTAGTAGTTGCACCAAGCACTCGACCGCCAACACCCCAAGAGGAAACATCTGATTGGATCCCAACAGCGTCACCAAGTTCAGCGGCAAGGCTGTCGATACCAACATTTATATTTGCCGTCCGTCGAAGGTATTTATTTTTCTTCAACATCTGCTTGCAAAGCATGTAAACAGCATCAGATTTCGTGATCCCGGGAATGTTTATCTGTGTCGGATTAGCTAACCCGGCAGGGCTGTAATCATCGCCGGGAACAAATAAAGTATCAGTTTCATAGTTTTTATCTTCATTTATAAAGGTTGCTTCAATCGCCGTTGCCCGTTCTCGATCTGCAATGAAAGCCCCGGTGATATTGCTCATGTTCCCGGCTGTGAATATCTGAGAAACAGTTTTCACCGAATCCCATACCGGCTTGAATACGTTTGCCTGCTGAATGATAAAACCGCGCCCAGATGCAGCAATTCTCTGAACAGTTGACCACATTTGCCCGGCAGTATCAAGCAGTAAATTACCCTTAGCTCTGGCAACACCTGCGGAAGTTTCGGCGCAAAACGTAGCCCAGTTATTAAATTCAGTGTAGTTTAAATTTTCCTTTGGTTCACCGAAAACGGCATACTCAAACAGGTCTGTCTGCGTGTTTTTCAGGTATTTACACTTATGAATTACATCATAGACCATCCAAGCAATATTGGTTGCGTCCTTAGCCTGGTATTCTGCTTCGGTTGGATTCCATGCGAGAATAGTATTTCGCGACTGCTTCCACGTAACCTTCGGCATACTGCCGGACAGGTTTTCGGTTGCAGGAATGCTCAGGGCAACTAAGGCCATGCCGGGGTAACTTTGCAACTGACCACTGAGAACGGTTAAGCCAACCCACGTCATGCTATAGCTGTAATTTGTCGGCGTTTCGGTATAAGCGCCATGCCAAAAGTTATCATCATAATATTTAAAACTATAATTCTGGAAACGAAGCTCATAGACTTTTGTTATATCTGGTGGCGTAAAATAAGCCCGGAAATAATAGGGCGCTCTGGTTTTGTAGCTGAATTGATCTAAGCCTGTAATTGTTGTCCATGTTGAGCCGCCAACTTCTCTGTATTCACCACGGAAAACGCCGACTGCACCCTGAAGCGCTCCGGTAGAAGACACCGAATACAGGCCAGCAGGGAAAACAAAATCCAGTATAAGACGACTACCCGCAACGGTTTGCGCCTTTACCACCCATTCCGTTTCGCTTATCGGCAATTCCGAGCTGAATGGCTGAAACTCTGCTACCTCTGACAGATTATCGAAATACATTACCGCCTGTTCGTTGGTTCCAAGCCTTGTGTCATGGTTTGAGCCTTGAATGCTCTCTATTGGAATGCCGTTGACTTTAATATCCTCGATAGAATCAAGCGGCCCCTCGCCAGCGCCCAAGAGCATGACAAGATATTGTGTCGGCTTATTATCTGTGCCAAGATAACCGGATTGTATGCGTCTTGCCAGTAACGTTCCACTATTTGCAAACGTGCCAAACGTAACCGGAATAGGCCCGCCCGGATTAACACGAACGGTATCAGGAGACCAACTATACCCGCCCTCGAACGCTCCAAATTCATTGTTTGAGGCTGTAATTTTGGGCGTTTTCTGGTTGCCTGTCAGCAACGAGCCACCAAAATACAACGCAAGCCCTAAACCCAAAGTGTGAGCCATGCCAACGCCGCCAAGAAATGCAGCAGCCGCGCCACCAGTCACCGCCATAAGCGCAAGGCCAGCAATTACCCCGGCAATATTCTTTGAACTACCACCGCCGCCACCGCCTTTAATATCTGGCAGAATTACAACATAGTCGCCGCCCCTGATCGGCTGTGTCAGTTCTACGTGCTTCCCGTTAACGACAAAGATAAGCCCGGTAGGAGTTTCAATGCCAAGTTCCTTGAAAGCATCAGAAACCGTGGCTATTTCTTCACCTGAAAACGCTTTAATAACGCGCTCTTGTGGTTTAAACGGGTTTTTTAAGTAAACTACCTGAATTATGTTGTTTGCTACGTTATCATTCATTTTTATAGACCTTTGGCGGGAAGTAGTAGCCCTGCACCAGTGCTTTGAATATCGGTTTCTCTATGCGCTCAATTATTGATCCTGTTTTTTGCCTGGTATGCAATACCATGCCGCCACCAATAAAGGTTGCAATGTGATTATTATACGGCTGGCCGCCAAGCTTCATTACAATAACGCAACCAGCTACGGGTGAGGATAATTCTTCCCACGCATAACGCTGCGACTCAATGGCCCCAGCAATACTGGCACAATCAAAGGCGCTCACGAAAAAATCTGGTAGAGAGTAACCATATAAACGCATTGCTGCAACCGCAAGACCCCAACAATCAAACGCCTCCGGGCCTCTTGTTCCATCAAGAAACGGCTTACCGATCAGATGATTAAAGTTTATTTTGGCATCCATCGGAAACCCCCATATCTGACCGCGTTACCACGTTCTATGCAGTTAGCATTAGTGCCGTTGCAAGTCGGAAATGTGACTTTCGTTGCAGCCGAAACGCCGCATTCAATCCCGCCATAACGCTCAGTGAATCTGCAAAAATTCTGCAAATATCTCCACTGAGGCACCCTGCGAGTCAGACAAACGCCGCCGGTTAACTTGAAGGTCAGCCACTGCTCGTCAAATGACGACGAATCAACCACGAAATTTAATTCAAGATCGGGCGTTGTGGTTGCTGTAACCGTGTTGATAACACGAACAACAACAGGAGTATTATTTGCCCCGTTAAGCGACTCAACAATTTGCTGAATCTCTCCGGTGACGTTCGACACTTTCACGCCAACAGAAACAATTTCACCCTTGCCTGATTCTCCGATGGTATCAACCTCGAAGGGAAAAGCCTGCCAAGTCTTAGAATCCCAAAGAACATCTTCATTGTTTGCGATAATCTGAATAGGTTCGGTGAATCCAATTTCAAGCAAAATTAGCCAGGCTGAGTCCGTGGCAAGTTTGTTTTTTTCGATCAAAGAGGCGCTTGACAATACTCTCATGGTTAAACCTCTGCAATCTTGACTGTAACAGCTGACCTAATGCCACTTACGCTTACATGGTCAATGCCGTCGCCATCAAATCTTACTGTGTAATTATTGCCGAATTCATCAGCCCATTGGAATGAAGCAGAGCCGCCGCCCTGAGTATTATAAAACGCTAGTAACGTTGCAAGCTCAGTATCAAGCATTGCGGCCCATTTCAAAGTCCACTCTCGAAGCTGACGGGTATATTTCTTCCGGCTAACGGTCTGGCCGTTGATAAGAGGACTCTTGAGGGAGTTGTCTTTAATCTTCGTTGGTGTTTCGATTGAAGGCGCGGCAATTGCAGGCCATGTCATATTATCTACCTCCTACAACATCTTGAATGCCGCTAACGTTTCGGCTGTAACCTTCTAAGAATAAATCAACAACGGTTCTGGCTCCGTCCATGCGCTGAGAACTGCGAGCGTTTACCGGTTGGCCTGTCTGGTTTATTACGTTAAGAGTAACGCCACCGCCACCGCCTGTCAAGCCGGGAAGCTTTGACAAAGGTATAATTGCTTCTGATTCTCCACCCTCACCGGCCATTAAAACAGTTGGCTTTGAAACGATACCACCATCAGCCAGCATCGGGAGTGAAAGCCCCTTAGATAATGCAGATAAACCTGTCAGTCCAGCCGCCGCCGCTGCCGTAGAAGCACCGAAAGTAGCCGCTGCGACCATCGCCGCCGCTGGTGCCCATGCCGCTGCAACTGTGCCAGCCATGACAACTGAAGCCGCCGTGGTGGTTGCCTCAATAGTTCCTGCCATGATTGCGGCTAATTTGCGCTGAATGGTCCACTTAACGATCATCTGAATGATCTGCATACCCAGTTCTTTGAAAGCATCACCTGCATTTTTCGCGCCTGTGATTATGCCCGTTAAAGACTCCGTCAAGCCGCTGTAGATTGTCCGATAAGCTTCAGCCATATAAGAAGCCTGCGAGCGTGTAGCATCGGCTTGCAACTGGTCATAAACATCAATCATCTGTCTACGCCCTTCAAGGCTGGCACGTTCGGCTAACGCTTTGGCGTCCAAGTGTTCTATGTAAGCCGCAAGGTCTCCCGCTCGCTGATCGGCGTTTAAAGTTGCTTCAAGTTCAGCGTTTTCTTGTTTCTTCAGGAATGATTCATAGTAAAGATTATCTCTTTCTTCAAGCGCTGCAATATCGGCCTGCTGTGCCTGCTGCAAGAAGTTAAGTTTTTCGGCTGCGTCAACTTCCATCAGGGCGCGGCCTTTGCTGCTGTAGGTTTCTGACAGCAAAGCAAGGTCGGTGTGATAGTTTTTGTTGATTGCCTTTGATTTTTCTAAGGTGTCGAATTCCTTCTGGAATTCTGCGTCAAGCAAAGCTTCCCGCGTGCCAGTCTGCTGTAACCATGCCTGCTGAATCTGCTCTGAGTTGCGTTTAACATCTTCAAGCGCTCGCTCTGCATCTGATTTGCTGGTGTCGGTTTTTGTTCTACCGCCAGTTTTCGGCGTTGCTGGCATTCCCGCCGATGGTTTAATTTCTTTGGTTGTCAGTTGATTAAACAGGCCGTAGAGAGAATTACCCTTTACCGCTGCGGCTGCGTCTTTAATAACGTTCTCTATTGCGCCCATTGTTGCTGTCTGTTTTGTTTTTTCAGCCGATATTGCTTCAGTAATCCGGTTCATGTAATCAAGTTCACCCTGATATTGAACCTGAGCATTAGTGATTGCCGTAGCAATATCAGCACTTTCAGCACGTCTAAAGCTTTGACTTGGGTCGGTTAGCTGGCTCAACTTCGCTGATGCTTCAGAGTATTTTGCTTTTTGCTCTGTGAGCATCTTATCAAGCTGGTCAACAGACTTACCTGCAAACGGGTCTTTTGAGGCGATAGATTTATCTACTAAAGACGTAATACCAACAACTAAAGCAGTAGCCCCTGCGCCTACAGCCATCAAAGGAATAAGAGGCGCAACCGCTGCGGTTATTGCTGTTCCCATTGCGATAATAGCAGGAATCAAAGCCCCGGTAATTGTTCCAGCCAGAACCTTAATTCCAAAAATGGCGTTATCTCCAAGCAGATTAGAAAACGCTGCCTGAAAACCGCTGTCTTGCAGGGTGATTCTGAATTCTGTTGCTGCGCCCCTGACCGTGTCGAGAGCTGCTTTTAAATCGCTTGACTCTATGATCTGCTTGCCGATAATCCTTAAAACGTTTTCGCCTTCATCTCTAACAGTAGACCACATGCCAGAAATGGTTTGTGATTGCAGCTCCATCATGCCGCCAAACTGCTGATTTAACCCTCTGAACATTGCAGAAATTGCCTGCTCTGAACTGATAGCGCGATTCTGAATCATCTCATCAAGTTCAGCCACCTTGTCAGCGCTGCCTAAAATTTCCTTTGCAAGTATCTGATAAGCACCAACACCAACTTCGGCGAATTGCTTCATCTCCTGAGTCGATAAAACAGCCTTCGTTTTTATATCGCCGAAAGCCTTAATCAATCGCCCCATGCCTTCGTTATCGAGGCCAAGGCCAGAAGCAGTATCGCCAACGGTAGTCAATACCTCTCTGGTTTTATCTGCTTGGAAGCCAAGGGCAAGCAGGCGCTTTTCGTAGTTAATCAGTTCAGTAAACGTGTATGGAGTCTTAGAAGCAAACTCCTGCAAGCTTCTCAACTTCTTGTCAGCAGCATCAGCGCTTCCAAGCAATCTGGTAAAACTGACCGTTGAGCGCTCCAAGTCAGCCGCCATACTAACAGCAGCAGCGCCAACAGCAAGCAGGGAAGCGCCAACAACAGCAACCGAAGCCGCCAACAACTCTGATGTGCGAATAGCAGAAGCGCCAAACGCCTGTTTTAAATCGCGTTCGGCACCTTTTAAGTTTCTTTGAAAATCTTTCGTGTTAAGCCCGAGCTGAACATAAAAGGAGCCTATCGGCTTACCCGTTGCCATCTGTTAACCTCCGAAACGTTTCCTAAGTGCTTGCATATCTGCTTCCGAGCTTTTTACTTGCTGGCTGACTGGCTTTTCGCCTGTTAGCGTCGCAACCGTGATTTTTTCTTTGTAATTGCCTGTAGAGTTCATCAAATGCGCCACAGATTGCAGGAAAAACCGTCTATCTGCTTTCTTCGTTTCGCTGTATTTTTCAATCTTAATGATGATTTCACGAGGCGTATACCGCATAAACTCCCACGGATGGAGATTGAGCTGACCGAGCGCCAAAGGCTCGATCAGCTTCAACCAGTCAC